AAAGTATATTGTTGGCAGAACAAGCTCAGGCACTCTTGTTGCAAACGGTATCATTGTTGCTACATCAAACACTATAACAGACGGATCTAATACTGTAGTTACTCAATCTGCTTCAAGTAATGGTATTATCAAAATCTTAACAAATTCGGGTACTTTTGCAGCCCAGCGTGCTCTTACTTTGAGTAGTAATAACATTGGATACTCTGTAGGCGAAACTATCACAGAAGAAAGTAAAAACATTATCGGTATCACTAATTTAACCGGTGTGTTTACAGATGGAGAAACGGTAAAGCAATCTATATATGAGACGTATGGTGTAGTTGTAGCAGGGCTAACCTCAACACTTACTCTTGGTAGCACCACTATAACAGTTACTTCTACAAGTAACTTAATAGCCGGCCAACCATTAACTCAAACAGCTGGAACTGGCGCGTTTAAATCGGGTACTCGCATTTCAAGTGTTCTTAGCGCTACACAGATCAAACTGAATAAGACTCCTTTGACTGCAGGATCAATTACATTTACAGCAAATCAATTTGATGTACTAACAAATTATTCGTTTGGTAATTACGTGGCGGCTGAATCGAATACTGGTTTTATTGTGCTCGAACCTTCTTGGGGCACTTTTAGTACAACCGCGAATACTATTCTCATTGGCGCAACAAGTTCTGCAGAAGCACTTCCAACTTCGGTTAATATTCCAAACACTTCGATTGGAGCTCGCGGTAGAGTCACAAGTGTTAACAACTCTTCGAATACAATAATAGTCGACGTGGTGTTTGGAGATTTTGATATTACTAAAAAAATTAAGGGTGACAAGTCAAACTTAATATATACGGTAAATACAAACGATGCTGCTGGTGCATTTACTGTATATCTAGAAGCAAACAATGACGCTAACGGTATTATTAGTCTAGCAAATACCGAGCATGTTGAAGGCATCATAATAGGGCAAAATACTACTTCCATCGGCGTTTACGGAAATACCTCTCCATTCTTTTATTCGAACACATACACATCTTACGTGTATACAAAGCGTGAAGATTTACTTTCTCCTCCTCGAGACTCAAATAACACTATTATAGAGATTCAAGCAGAAATTACAAGAATAGCTGGTGGTAGAGGCGCAAACTTTGAAATTGGAGCGCTATCTGATAAAGAAGAAAACGTCACAATATATAGTGATATCATTGGCGGTACAAACGTTGCAGGCGTTCCGTATACAGAAATTCAAATTAACGGTCAGAACTCTGGATTCGGTTTAGTAAGTGGTGTTGATATTACCAGTGGTGGCACCGGATACACTACCAACGATCGAATTGAATTTTTAGGTGGTGGATTTGCAAATGGCACTCCTACGAATCCAGCCGGAGCCTTCATTACATGTGATGGAAGTGGCACTATAACATCTATCACGGTTGACATACCCGGATCTGGATATTATCAAGCGCCAACACTATCACTTCCTGGCAACGGCGCCGGCACTGATGCTGTTCTTGCAGTAGAAATGGATTTTGGTTATGGATTCCCAAAGAATCCAAATGCTGAATTCGGTAACCTAATTGCAGATACCCTCGATGTCGTAACGATGGATGTTGGCGGAATATCACTCCTGTCAAGAATTAACCCTGGAACTGAATACACCGCTGCTCCGTTCATTGACGTGCGTAATAGATATGTTTCGGCTTACGGTCGAAGAGACTTAATCTTAAGAGTAACCGGAGTTACAAATGGCTCTTTTGCAATAGGCGAAGAAATTACGCAAGTAATTGGAGGTTCTACTTTCGTAAAAGGTACCATTAGCGCTGTTGATATTACAAATGGCGCTGGCGATATATATCTTAAAAGAAAATCTATTGCGATTGCGTTTAGTGAAGGCTATGAGTTAATCGGTAGCGTCACAGGAGCTCGGGCTACACTCGCAGAAGCAGTTACGGATGAAACAACTAACCCAATAGGATACAACGCGGTCATTTTTGACGAAGCAATTTCTGCCTCTGGTGTTGCTACCGGACTTGAAGTAGTTGACTCTGGGTTCGGTTACATTAATGATGGCGCGGTTACTCTTGAGAGAGAAGGCAATCAATTCATTATTACAGCGACAACGAGAACACAACGTCAAGGAACAAGCCAAGGTTATTGGAGAACAACAAATTCTCATCTGAACTCCGAGAAGAAAATTCATGACAATAAATACTATCAAGAATACTCTTATGACGTGTTGTCGGGCTTATCACTGAATCGTTATGAACGTATATTAAAGAAAGTTTTCCATGTTGCCGGAACAAGAATGTTTGGTAGCGTGGTAAAGAGCTCACATATACTTACGCCGACTACAATCGTTGAAAGCAGTATTACAAAAACAATGCCGGTTGTGAATCAACTAGTTACTCAATCAGGACTAGTATTAACTACACAATCTGGAGATAACTTAACAGTCCGCAAGGAGACTACAGTATAATGGCAAATACAACAATAAGCCAATTAACACCTATCGTAGGTACTGATGTAGCTGCGACTGACTCATTCATAATTTACGATGTGAGCGCAAATACCGAAAAGCAGATCACATCTGCTGAATTAAAAAGCATGGTTGGTAATGGTTCATTTACCTTTACAACATCTTCGGCAAGTGATGCTCTTGTAGTGACAAGTACAGACTCTGGTGCAACTGGCGCGCCCGATATTGTGTTCTATCGAAACAGCGCTTCTCCAGCAAATGGAGATGATCTCGGTAGTATTACCTTTAGAGGTAAAAACAGTGCTGGTGATGCAGTAGACTATGCTCAAATTTGGACTGAAGCTACAACAGTAACAGGCTCTGCAGAAAGTGGCTCCATAAATATTAGCACCAGGAATGCAGGCACTTTTGCTACAAGATTAGTAGTGCGACAGGATGGCGGAATTGGACTTGGAGGCGCTGCAGCTGCCACAGTTGGTTTGTATCTTCGCAAAGATATTACTGGCGGCGCGACTTCGTACGGCGCATATTTAATTTCTGAAATTGAAAGTGATGTAACCACTGCAGCATATGGATTTAGAACTGCTCCAAGAGTAGCAGACTCTGCTTTTACTCTTCCGACATTAGCCCATTACGGAGCTACGGGAGGAACAATTGGAGCAGCAGCAACGGTTACAAATCAATACGGCTTTATTTCGAATGCGTTAATAGGCGCAAATAATAACTACGGTGTGTATGTGGCTGGACCAACAGCTTCAACTATTGTGACTGGAAAAACAACATTTGGTGTTCGTAGTGATAACCCAATTGCGACAGGCGGGGGTACATCATGGAACTTCTATGCTGGTGGCACTGCTCCTAGTTATTTCTTAGGTAACGTCGGTGTTAATAATCTATCTGCTACAGAGAAGCTTGACGTAGTAGGTAATATTAAGTCCAGTCAACAAATCTATGGTGGATACACCGCTCATGCAAGTGGTACTACCGCAATGGCGCTTGGAACAAATACTGCGGTAAAAGTAACACCGACTGCCACCGCGACATTTACTACAACCGTAGCTCCTGCAGGTTCTCGAGCATCAGTCATTATCCTAACGAGTGGTACTACTTCTTATACTATTACCTTCGGAACAGGATTTAAAACAACTGGCACACTCGCAACTGGTACAACAACAGCAAGAACGTTTGTAGTTGAATTCATTTCAGACGGTACATCCATGATTGAAGCAAGCAGAACTGCAGCGATGGCGTAAGGACAATAAATGAAACTGATTACCAATAAGTTTAGAACTCATTCTGCTAAACAGTTTGTGGAATCTTTAACAGAACCACAGAATACGATTTATTATCTTGGCGCGCATAGAAGCACACCATTTCCAAGTGATTCACTTCCGCCGACTCCAGTGAATAGTGTTTCAGCTTCGCATTATGATATGTATGACGAATTAATCTTTGGTAAACATGTATTAAGTTCTGATGTTGTGCATATGATTCGAAATGCACAGTGGTTATCAGGTACTGTCTATGACATGTACGACCCTCAGACTTCAGACCTCGAATTAACTAATTTTTATGTAATATCACAAGAATCAAATGAATACCATGTATTTAAGTGTTTAAACAATAATGGCGGTGTTGCATCTACGTCACAGCCGAGACGTTCAGAAACTGCGCCTGATGATGATTTTTATGTTACTGCTGATGGATACCAATGGAAATATATGTACACCATTACATCATCTCAATGGTTTAAATTTGCTACAAATGATTATGCTCCAGTGTTCGTTAACGCAGATGTAACTGCAAATGCTGTGCCAGGATCAATTGACACGATTGTTATAGAAAGCGGCGGATCTTCTTATCGTAGTTATGCAACGGGTAATATTAAAGACGCTTCTATCGGAGGTGATCCACTCTATTACACTCTCGAAAGCTCTGAGATTACGCTATCTGCAAATGACAGCTTTTATGAGAACTGCTCTATCTATATCGATAGCGGACCAGGCGATGGTGAAATAAGAACAATTATTGACTATTTTACAACAGGTGGCGAACGCACTATCGTTATTGACCATCCTTTTGAAACTGTTCCAAACAGAACGAGTACTTTTATTATTGCTCCTCGTGTTTTTATTGGCGGAGACGGTTCGAACGCGAAAGCTCGAGCAGTAGTCAATACAGACAACGGGTCAATATCTACTATTGAAATTATTAATCGTGGTTCTGATTATACATTTGCTTCAGTCGAAGTAGTCGGAAATACCGGAACTACAGCTGTTGCAACTACAGCTTCCGCCGTAGCTAGAGCAGTTATTTCTCCGCCAAAAGGTCATGGCGGTGATGTAATTAACGAACTTTATGCGAGTAAAGTTGGAATATCAGTAGCCTTCGCCGGATCCGAAAGCAACACTATTCCAGTCGAAAACGATTATAGAAAAATTTCTCTTATTAAAGATCCGTTATTTAAAAACGGAGATTTAGAGCTTACGACGACTGTTGCATCCACTGGATTACAAGTTGGAGAAATAATTAGTCAGGAATCAACAGGAGCGTACGCAACAATTACTGGTGTTTCTGCGAATACTGTGTCTCTAACTGATATTCGTGGATTCTTTGAGACATCTGAAGTAGGAGCAGATGATACTCGTATTATTGGTTCTACGAGTGGTGGCACTGGATCTATAGAATCAATTGACCGGTCATTTGAAACATTTGACCAAAGAGACATTTATTCGGTAGATATCATTGACGCGGGGCTTCCAGTTTATGGCGGGTTTATTGAAGACGAGACCGTTATACAATCCGGGCTATCTCAGACTCTCTCGACAAACATAATTAAACTAAGACTTTCCGGTGTTGATACTGCTTATGCTTTCGTTGACGGCGAAACGGTATCACAAAATAATAGCCCGATTACTGCAACTGGCACGATTGTTGCAAGATACACAAATATCTTGACTATTTCTTCTCCGACAAGTTACTTTACGGTCAACAACGCAATTACCGGACTAACATCTGGTGCAACTGCAACAGTAACTGATTATGACAATACGTTAGATGCAACTGCGGTTGCAATTGTGCATGAAGTCAATATATCTGGTACTGTCGGCACGATTGCAGTAACAGGCGGACATAGTGCATTTCTTTTAAGTGATGACGAGACAAACACCATAAATAGCTTTAAGGGTCAAACATCACAAGCAATTGCATCATTGACAGGTATTGATTCAAGTAAGAATAAATTAGTAGACGGTAGCGGTGAAATCATGTATGTTGAAAATTTCTCGCCGATCGTACGAGATACTGATCAAACTGAAAGAATTAAACTCGTCATCGAATTTTAATAGAGGTAAGTAATAATGGGTCTTAACACCGACTTTAATCAATCGCCGTACTTTGACGATTTTGATGAAGCAAAAAACTTTCATAGGGTTTTGTTTAAGCCTGCAGTCGCGGTGCAAGCACGCGAACTTACACAATTGCAAACCATACTTCAAAATCAAATCGAAAGATTCGGTGACAATATTCTTACCGAAGGAACTATTGTTCAAGGTGGTAACTTTGTCGAAGAAAAGAAGCTTGCTTATGCAAAATTACTTGACATTGCAAAAAATACAACCGGCGCAGAAATAGCAACTGATGTCAATCAGTATGTAGGCATGAAAGCTGTTGGTAAGCAAACTGGTGTAGAAGCGATTGTTATTGCTACAGAATATGGTTTAGAATCTCAGTCACCAAACCTAAGTACTCTTTTCTTAAAATACACAAAGGGTAACGTTGTAGCAAATACTAACGTGAAAACCTTTGCTGCAGGTGAAGAAATTCAGTTGAAGGCCGCAGATGCGAGTGGCGATTATGTCACAGATTTTCATCTTGTTACTGTTGCTCCGACAACCGTTGATGCGAACCCAATCGGAACTGGTTATGGTGTAAGATGTGGCGAAGGCATTATTTACCAAAAAGGCCACTTTGTTCGCTTTGAAAATGCTCTTACAATTGTTTCAAAGTACTCAAGCGCGCCAGATGGCGTTGTCGTAGGGTTTCAGACCACTGAAATTATCGTTGATAGTAATGAAGATTCATCTCTTCTTGACAACGCAAATGGCTTTAATAACTTCAATGCTCCTGGTGCTGATCGCTTACAATTAACCCCTTCTCTCGTGGTTAAAACTATTGCTGAAGCAAAAGCTGACGAAACATTCTTTGCTATTCAAGAATATGCAAATGGTAAAGTAGTACGTCGTAGACTGCAGACCCAGTATAGTACGATTGAAAAAGAAATGGAGCGTCGTACCGCAGAAGAATCGGGCGATTACGTAGTTTCAAAGTTTAAAATTAGATCTGATAGAGACCCAGTCATTTCGACTAACATCAACGCGTATGTAAGCGCTGGCCTTGCGTATGTCGATGGGCAGCGTGTCGAACTTCTCAACGAGATTAAGCTTCCGATTGATGAAGCAAATACTTTTAGTACTGTTGAAAACCAAGACATTAATACTAACTACGGAATGTATGTAAACGTTACAAGCTACACCGGTAGATTTGATTTTACAACATTCGAACAAGTTAACCTAAAGAATACTGGTGGTACTACCATTGGTACAGCTCGTGTTCGCGCCGTTACAAAAGAAAGCGCAACTGCATACCGTCTGTATATCTTTGCAATTAAAATGGGATCAACTTATTCGTTCAAGGATACTCGTACTATCGCATCTGCGCTCGGATCAGCAACGGTTACTCTCGTGAGTGGTAATGCAGTTCTCGTCGATGCAACATTTAATAAACTGTTCTTCCCTATCGGCAAATCATTTATCAAATCTGTAGATGAAACTGAAACTAGCTTTATTTACAGAACGTCGACTGATATTACGATTACTACAAATACGTTTAGCTTTAGTACAGCTGATATTTTCCCTTATGCAAGTGGTGCGCTGCCGAGTGATGATCTCTTTGACTTCATAATCAGCGCAAAAGCAGCTGCAGGTGTTGTGGTCGCGAATGCTGAAATTCTGGAAATTTCTTCAGCTACGCTTGATTCGAATTTAAACACTATTACTATTAACTTAGTCAAGAATCCTGGTACGTCTTTGCCAATTTCGATTTACTTCAACGCGCAAAGAACACCAGTCGCATTTGATGATAAACTACTCAGAACAGTATATGTAAAAGTTCAAGCAAATACGAACGCAAGCGGTGTTACGGGTAACTATTCATTAGGTCTGCCAGATGTGTACTCGGTTGAAGGTGTCTGGAGAGGTACTAGCGCAACAGCATGGGCTACCCTTGAAACTAACGCGACAGATAACAGCGCAACAAATAATGTATCGACACAATTTGATCTTCTTACAAATCAATATGACGATTATTATGGATTATCAAGAATCCGTAAAAAGAAAACGTTTACTGTCGGTGCAAATGACAAACTTGTAGTAAAAGTAAAAGTTTTCAAGAAAAGTGACGCAACAGGTCACTTCTTTACGGTTGACAGCTATCCAGTTGACGATGTGTCAACTACACTCGCAGCGAATGCTATTCGTACAGAAAGCATTCCATCTTACACTGCAGCTGACGGTAATAAGTACTATCTCAGAGACGTAATCGATCTTCGCCCATATGCTTCAAATACAGCAGCGTATTCTGAAACAGCGTCAAGTGCTACAATCAATCCTTCACTCACTGAAACATTCGCAAATCTTGAATTCCCTGCTCCAAGACAAAAGATCAATACGAAGTATACTTATTACCTAAGCAGAAAAGATCTTCTTGTTATCGATCAGAATGGTGACTTTGAGTTAATCAAAGGTGTGCCAGCTGAAAACTCTTCATACCCAGCAGAACCAACAAAGGGTATGTTGTTGGCGAGACTTGATGTTCCACCGTTCCCAACACTTGATACAAATAGCGCAAATAGAATCGGTAAACCTGAGTATGGTGTAAAAATCCAATCGAATCAAACTCGTCGATATACCATGCAAGATATTGGCGGTATCGATAAGCGCATTTCAAATCTCGAGTACTATACTTCACTATCACTTCTTGAGAATAAAGCAAAAGACTTCCTCGTAACTGATGCGACTGGTGCTGATCGATTTAAAAACGGTATTTTTGTAGATAATTTTAAGAACTTGATATTAGCTGATGTCAATGGAGGAGAGTTTGCTGCAGCCATTGACCAGACTCTTGATAATATCACTCCAAAGATTCGCCAGTATAATCTTAATCTGAAATATTCTACAGGGACAAACGTTACAAAGTTCGGAAATAAAGCAGTAACTCTAAATAAGACCGATTATGTTCTCGAATCTGCTTCTCAGCCATATGCTACTGCTCTGAAAAACTGTACAACAAGTTTCTACAATTATGTTGGTAAGATGCAAATCAATCCTACATATGACACTGGTCCTGACACCGTACGCGCTCCTGCAGTGAATTTTGAAACTGATTTAGCTACTCCATTCATTGAATTTACAGAAGCACTTAGTGAATTTGTACCTCTTACCTCGGTGGAGCGCACTCGGCTCTCTAATAGAGTAACTCAGATTACTACAACAGAGCTTGACGTTAGCGAGGGTGAGACGACTAAACAAAATCTTGGTGATTTTGTTACTGATGTAAACTTTCTTCCTTATATGAGAAGCCGCCAAATTCAGATTCGTGTCGTAAGCTTACGACCAAATACTCGATTCTTCTTCTTCTTCGATGGGGTTGACGTTAACAACCATGTAGTAAACGGAGCCGACGCTGATGCTGAACAGCTTGCTGATGGCATTATTGTTGCACGCACACAATCATTTAGTGGAAGTGCTAGAGTAATTCAGTCTGATTCGGATGGTGTTCTACGTGCAGTCTTTAAAATTCCAGCAAATACATTCTTTGTTGGTGATAGAAAGCTTGAAATTCTTGACGTTCCAGATATTGCTGATAAGGATGCAGCAACTTCTTATTCATCTACGAACTACAGCGCCTTCAACTTTGCTGTAACTAAAACAAGTTTATCAACAACAACAGTTCATCCACAGTTTGATCTTGACACAACTGTTACTACAGAAACTCGTAGTAGAGGTTCCGATCCTCTTGCACAAACTTTCATTATCGATCCAGATGCTTCGTCAGACACTAACGTCTATATCACTAAGCTCGATCTGTACTTCGCAAAAAAGAGCAGAGCTGGTAAAGGTGTAGGTATTCAAATCAGAGAAGTGCAAAACGGATTCCCAACAGGACCTGCACTACCTTTTGCATCAGTTTATCTGAATGCAAGCCAAGTGAATGCTGGAACAACCACTCCCGCTTCAAACGCACTAACTGCAACTACAATAACTTTCGAAGCGCCAGTTGCTCTACGTACAAATATTGAATACGCCGTTGTTATTGCTCCTGATGGCAATGATCCAGACTACCTTGTATGGATCTCTCGTACAGGTGAAAGAGATGTTGACACGAACGTAGCGGTTACTTCAGATACAAATGCTGGGGTTCTATTTACTTCTACTAATGCAAGAACTTGGACGCCTTATCAGAATGAAAATCTAAAGTTTACTCTTTATGCAGCAAGATTCAGCACTGCATCTGGAGCCGCGACGCTTACAAATGACAACCACGAATTCTTTACGATCACTGATCTTACTGGTACGTTTAGTGATGCAGAAGAAGTGTTTATTGAAAAAGCTTCTTTCCTGACAGGTACAGTAACACTTGTTGACGGAAGTAACATCGTAACGGGTACCGGTACGGCGTTTACTACTGATTATACTGTGAATAGTCATATCGTTACATACAATGGGTCTACATATCAGACCCTTAAAATTAAAACGATTAATAGTAATACTCAAATGACTCTCTTTGAGCCATCACGTTATTCGGTATCCACAATTGCCGAGCATTATACTTCTCCAGTTGGTAGAATGATGTATTTTAACGCGGGTGAACCAGCAAAGATGATCCTTGAAGGATCCACTGCAAAAGCTGGATTCATCTTTGCAGCAGGAGACACTCTACGCGGTGAAACATCGGGTGCTACTGTGAATGTAGTAAGTGTTGATGATCTAAACATAAGCTACATGCAGCCAATGATTAGCCGAGCAAACTTCTCAAAGACTCGTACAAGTCTTAATGCGAGTAAGTTGTATAATGGTACTACAACCGCGGCGCGGGACATATCCTTTAATGCTATTAACTATTTGACAAATGACTCATACGTTATTCAAAGTAGAAGCAACAACACCGGTACAGCCTCGTTTACTCTTACAGTGGATATGTTAAATACCTCTACTACAACTAGAGATACTTCTCCTCTCATTAATCTAGATGCATCATCTGTTATGATTGGTGAATATATGGTGAATAACACTGTTACCGATAGTCTAGAAAGAATTGGTCTTGGCGATGCTGATTCCAAATATGTCTCAAGAATGATTCAGCTTGCAGATGGTATGGATGCCGACGATATTCGTGTTCTACTTGGCGCGTATCGACCAACTGGTACAGATATTCGGGTTTATGCAAAGTTCTTGTCTTCTACCGATTCGCGTAACTTTAAAGAAGTTGAATGGACAAGATTGTATATCAAGCCTGAAACAGATTCAACATCATCTTCTGTTAACCGTGAAGATTATCGCGAGTTTGAATATCAACTTGGTACTACTACACTTGGAAATGGTCTAGGCGCCTATCTGAATGCAGATACAATCAACTATAAAGATCCAGATGGTGCGCTTTACACTAACTATAAGTACTTTGCGGTGAAGATTGTACTTCTTGCAAACTCTTATAGCTTAGTACCTCGTCTGAAAGATCTTAGAGTATTGGCGCTATCATAATGCAAGAACGTATCCAAACCGAAGAAAAAGACTATTCTCGCGACATTACTACGAGAGCTCTAATAAATACAAATAGAAGAGCTCTCGCAGAGCACAAGCGAAAGAAAGAAGATGCATTACGTCTAGATAAACTTGAGCGTAATGTGCAGGACATAATGGCTATGATGTTAGACATCCGCCAAGCGGTACGAGAATTAGGAGCGAGTAAGCAGTAATGGCAAAGGCACACATCTATTTAGCTGCAGGTGCAAACGTTGAGGCAACGGATACTTTCGCCTCATGGATTGACACAACCAACGCTCTTGTATTCGATATGGGAACGGTGGTACTCACATCAGTGACCCAACCACAGCCGAACGTGACGGTTGGAGGATACACAACTGGCAACGCTCACCTTGAAGGTATCTTCTCGGCAAATACAGTGGTGGTATCAAATGGATTAAGAGGTGGGTCTACAAGCACTGGTGGCGACTTAATCGTAGTATCAAACACCATCTTTTCAGAGTCACCGCTTGTTCGTATCTCAGCTAACACCGATAACTTTACTGTAAACTCAAACAATACTACGTTCACAAGTAACGTTGCAATTGATTCGACTAAGACAGTTCTAATTTCTGCTGCAAATACAACCATTAATGCTGGGCAATTGTTTGTACGTACAAGCTCCGAGTTTACCGGAGCGAGAGTTGATATCGATGGTACAACCTTTGATGTTACTTCAAACACAATAGTAACTGCTGCTTCTCTCAACGCTAACGTCGATGTAATCACGCTCGGATTCAATGCTTCAGATTCTCTTGTAGTAAATAGCTTAGCTGATTTTAATTCGAATACGAATATCGATGGTATTCTCACAGTAACTGCGAATGCTGCGTTTACCGGATCAAACACTACAGTCACTGCTCTTGAAGCTACTGGTGAAGTAAGACTCAAAGGTACAAGCGCAAGAACTGTGAAGACTCAGAGCACAAATTCTACTTTGTATTCGCTCAATTTAAGTCTTGCAAATACATCAGCCACTATTACTCCGCTCATTATATCTTCAACAGCGTTGTTACCAGATACAACTACAACTTACGACATAGGTTCAAGTTCTGCAACCTGGAATAAAGCGTGGGTAAAAGATCTTGATGTAGCAAATAGTGTTAACATTCAAGTTGATGCTGAAGTAGATCGTGATATGATTGTTCGCCGTGACCTATATGTTTTCGGTAATACATCTCTATCGTCAAACGCAACTCTTTCGCTGAATACATCAAATATCAATGATTTAAACGTTTTGACCACCTTGTCCTTTATAGGTGGCGCGGGCTTTGATACTGATGCTCTGCCTACAGCAAATGTTTCATACTCTCTTGGCTCTAATCTTATGCGTTGGAATCAGGTGTTTGCGAATAACGTAACTGCAAATACCGCAGCCCTTATTAGTTTTACTACAGATTCTGTAGGTTCAAATCTGATTCCTTCAGCTAACGTTTCATATTCAGTTGGCTCCAACCTTATGCGTTGGAATCAAGTGTTTGCGAATAACGTAACTGCAAACACAGTGACTGCAACAACAGTCACTGCAGCGTTGACTGGTAATGCTTCAACAGCTACTACTTTACAGACCGCACGGACAATCAATGGAGTATCATTCAACGGTTCAGCAAATATTGTTGTAACTGCAAATACGAATAACACTCTTACTCGTGGTACGTACCTTACCGGTTCGAACTTTGACGGTTCAGCCGCAACTACATGGGCGGTTGATGCCACAGACGCATCGACTGCTAGCAAGGTTGTAGTAAGAGATGCATCTCGTAACTTTGCAGCAAACACGATTACGGCAGATCTTGTAGGTAATGCGTCTACAGCCACTACTCTTGCTACAGCCCGAGCAATTAATGGTGTTAACTTTAATGGTTCTGCTGCAATTACAATTACAGCAAATACACCAAATACACTCACTCGTGGTACATATCTCACCGGTTCAAACTTCAATGGTGGAGCGGCTACTACTTGGGCTGTTGATGCAACCACAACGTCTACAGCAGATAAGGTAGTTGCTCGGGATGCGGCCCAAAACTTTGCAGCGAATACCATTACCGCTGCTCTTGCTGGCAACGCATCAACTGCAACGACGCTTCAGACATCAAGAACAATCAATGGCGTATCGTTTAACGGTTCAGCGAATATCACAATTACTGCAAATACAAACCAAGCGCATACTGCCGGTAACTATCTCACCGGATCAAACTTCAATGGCTCTGCTGCAGTAACATGGGACGTAGATGCAACTAACCTTGCAACGGCCGGAACGGTTGTAGCTCGAGATGCATCGAGTAACTTTGCAGCAAACACGATTACTGCTGTAGCCTTCTCTGGTTCTGGTGCATCACTTACATCGCTTAACGGTTCAAATATCTCTTCTGGAACTGTTGCTGATGCAAGAATAGCAACCACTCTTGTAAGAACTTCAAGAGATATTGCAGCAGGAGATGGTTTAAGCGGTGGCGGCGACCTAACTGCAGATAGAAGCTTTGCAGTCGATTCGACCGTTATACGTACAACCGGTACCCAAACTCTCTCTGGTACAAAGACGTTCCCAACGCTTCGCTATAGCGGCACAGCACTTCCAGATACGACTAACGTTTATAACCTTGGTTCTTCTACACTTAAATTTGCGACAGTATTCGCAACAACTTTTAACGGTACTGCAACAAGCGCTCAATACGCTGACCTTGCAGAAAATTATCTTGCAGATAAAGATTACGAAGTCGGAACAGTAATGGCTGTTGGCGGGGTTGCAGAGGTAACTGCTGCTGATGGATACAATGCTCATTCCGTCATCGGTATAGTCTCCGAAAAGCCAGCTTATCTCATGAATAGTGATTTACAGGGTGGAACAGCAATTGCGCTCAAAGGCCGAGTGCCGGTGAAAGTATTAGGCGTGGCGAAGAAAGGCGATAGACTAGCGCCATCTATGACTCCTGGTTATGCCGAAGTAAATAATTCAAAAGATGCATGGTCATTTGCTATCGCGCTTGAAGATGGCTCATTAATGGTAGAGGCAGTTATCCTCTAAGGAAAATTATGAATATATCATTTGTGAATTACACAACGAGAAGTCGTGTAATAGATTATGCTTGGTTATCCTTTAAATCGTACGTAGAGGATAATTATAAGGGAATATCGAAGTGGAATTGGAATTATCCAATTCATGATTCAGAAGCTTCTGATGTCGACCAGCTTGTAGATAGAATTTTAATAGAGGATCCGACCCTTGTCGGGTTCTCTGTTTACGTTTGGAATGCAGGATTATCGAGAGCTGTTGCTCGAAGATTGAAAGAATTAAGACCAGACATCTATATTATGTTTGGTGGTCCATATTCCGAATACAAAGAAGATAAAGAATACTTTAGAGTAAACTCTTATATAGACTTCACATGCCAGACAGATGGATATGGCGAGGTCTTTCTTAATGAACTCTTATATCAGATCGAAACTGATCATAATTGGATGAGTGTTCCTTTTATGGTAAGAGCAACTGATACTGGATACGAACAATCCGCTCCTTTTGCTAAGCGCTCATTTGTTTGGCCAAAAAGAATATTTGAACGAAACCTAGATTATCTTTCTACTGTAAAAGAAAGCGGAAATCAAAATATTCCAGTTATGACGATTTATGAAACCCATCGTGGTTGCCCATATAAATGTTCATTTTGCGAATGGAGTGGTGGCATTAATTCAAAGGTGTCGTTTAAATCCACCGAAGATATTATCGACGATTTAACATGGCTATCAACAAATGGTTATCTTGAGAACCTGCATTTAGTAGAAGCAAACTTTGGCCAACTTGATCGTGATGTTCAACTTATTGAAATGTTATGTGATATGAAGGCTCAACATGGCAGCCCAAAATACATCACAATATATGGTTTAAGTAAATCAAAAAAGAAAAACGTCTATCAAATCGATAGACTGCTTGGCGGAGCTAAGTTAGCATACGATTTTAAGATATCGATTCAAGACCTCGAACAGTCGGTATTAGACAATATTCATCGAGTAGATGAATCCTGGAGTAAGCAGTTTGATGAATACGAGCTCATAAGAAAAGAAACTGGCGTGCCTTTTAAGGCAGAGCTTATACGAGGATTGCCAGGTTCAACTATAGATAATTATTATAGTGCGGTTAATGTTTTTGCTGCTAAAAAGATTCCTACACAAAAATACCCATGGCACTTATTACCGACATCTCCTGCTGCAAGTGCGAGCTACATGAGTAAATTTAAACTTGAAACGATAGATGCTCCGCTCGAAGTTATGATCGCTGATTACACAAATGCATTAGAAGCATATGTAGATACAGACAGTAAACTTCTAATACATGACCCTCGGTACATTCTTCCGTCAAAGATAGTCGTAGGTTCTTATAGCTATACAAGAGAAGAATATGCCGAAATGATGGTAATGGATAGTGTTGTAAATGTTATGGAAATAGACGGATACCTTACACGGATTACTCAATATCTACAAAAGTATGGCATACTTCATTCTGAGTTCTATCAAGAATTCTATCGGACATTTAGATACAGCAAGCATCTGACTCAATTACAATCATTTATCCTTAATGGAATTATACTACAGGCAAAAGAAAAAGTCAACGGAAAAGTGAATATTGACTTTGACTATTATCGTCTTGAAGGGTTACCATGGAATATTACAGCCCGCGGGCAAGTGTATATTAACCTGATGATTAATCTGAACCGAGTAGCTTTCTATAAAGCAATGCATGAATGGATAGGCGAAACGTTCGGCTTCATAGATAAGCTTGATGATTTGATCGTATGGTCAATGAATTATGTGAAATGGATCGATTACGATCCTTCGAGTCCAGTATCATTTATCACACAATACGATTGGACTCAAGACGAAGAACAGCTGGGACCATACGAAAATACTCCAAAAGATTTAGTCTATACTTTAGAAGAGCTCGATATCGATTGGCATAAATATCCTATGGATAAAAGAGTATCCCAATACTTCCTTAAGCTATGCTCTTTACACAATACAAATAAGATGTTTCAAAATTTAGAGGTGACTTTATGCCAAAAGTAGTATTAGTGATGAATGCGGAAGTAGACGAAGTAAATCAGATTCGCAATAAGATAAATAACCGGTTCACCGACAAGTTCATTCAATATTGTACTACAGATTCATTAGTACATGAAAAGATAAATAAAAACCTTATTGAAAACAAATATAGTAAAGAAATAATTAAAGCTTTTCAAAATAAAGATTATAATCTTTGCGTACAGCTTATTCAAGAACCTCTTGAAATATTTCTCGAAAAGATCTTTTCTGGTGTCAACTCGATCACATATCTTAAATTTGAAGCAAATACCTTTACAGATAAAGATATTATTGACACTGTAGTTTTGCCGGTAGTGTATTCAGGAGAAAAACCAGATTTTGATTGTGTCTATGTCGGATGGATCACACCGCACAGTCCGCAGCATTTGATTGAGCATGAAAAGTTTGATGAAGAAACAGCTAACAATTTTCAGCGAGCATATGCTAATATGCTAAGAGGGCATAAAGAAGAGTTTGACATGTTCTTTGATGGGAATAACACAGAAGAAGTAATGGAGTACATTCGATCACTATGATTAACTGGGCATTTATATGGGCATCTCGCAGACCTCCTCTTTGGGAAAATTGCACTGATGTGATGAATTTAGCGGTCGGTGATGAATGGGCGTTTCAAGGATGGTACGTTCCAGTAAACACTGGGCTTCACCCTCTTCCTAAAATGGGAAATGATGACCGATTAAAGAAACTTAGAGCTCCTATACTTGATCAGTTTGAATCAGAGTCGTTTAAATACGTAATCGATGTTAACAATTCTGGAATGAACGTCGAAGGAAACCAATCGTATGGGCATTTAGTTTTAAAAGAACACTTGATGCCTAACGTGTCACTTACTGCTGAAAATAGCAGAGTTATTAACTTAGACGAAGTATACTCATATCTTGAAAATCATTCGTGGGTAGCTTTAGGTATTCCCCTGAGTAATATCGCTATTACAAATCAAACGCTTATGGCAAAATCTTATTACTATACACGTGATAAAGATCTGAATGTGATTAACCTAAGTGGAGATAATCAGCCTCTTGACGGTTTGAATTCAATCGCTACAGTAACATATTGTGTATTCAAAAAAACTAAAAATAATGATCTTGTTACTTGTATATTAAATCCGCATCTCGTATCTATTCCAAATTTAGATGCGGAAATGATCGGCGAGAAACATTTTGTATATACACTAGATGCGTATGATTCGACCATTGAAGACTATTTTCTCGCTCCTCGAATAGAAGGAAACGGTGTCCATACTATAAACAAGAATATTATTTTTGCTTCTACACAATTTGTAATACATGACTATGAAAATGGAATGCATTTTATAAAACATGGAGAAAAGATACGATTCAATAGAGAGGTGAAAAGCAACCTATCTATTAAAGTAAAGGAAGATCGTATTATGGTAGATCCAACTAGGCACTTCGGATATATTTCGATCGAATACGATGTTGATGGTATGATAAATAGATATGATCATGCCAACAGGGCAGGTAAGCACAAAATAGAATTTATTGTAGCTAAAGGATAACTGAAATGGTCGCTGATAATACGAGTACATTTACCGCGTCGGGTTCGACTACTGCAAAGGCCGAAGGCTCAACAATTGATGCCGCGTCGTTTCGGCAGATGGTCGATGTACTTGATGCGTTGATTCAGCACAATCACACATTTACTGATACTTACACCTCAAACTGTCAATGTAATTGTAATCGCGGAAGTCTCTAATGTCAGATCACTATGTGAATGTGAAAAGAGTCTTAAGTGAAGCTCAGAAAAATAGATTAAAAAATCATACACCTTCGGTCCTGG